GTCACCTCGCCCTGGCCGTCGCCCGTACGCGTGGTGAGACTCCCGGCCTTGCCGGCGGGCAGGGTGACCTCGTGTCCGATCTGGCCGGTCCCGGTGCGGGAGATCGTGGACTGGATCGACACCCCTGCGATCGAGGCGATCTTGTTGATGGTTCCCGTGGGCATGATGAGCCTCCTTGTTTCCTGCGGAATCTCAGGCCGCGAACAGCCCAATCCCTAACCCAATCGTCACACTGGCGCCGGGTAGCGGCTCACGTAGGTCGGCTTGGCGGCCACATCCCGCGTGATGGGCCCGTTGAGCGGCTCCTTCTTGGCGAACTTGGTGATCTCAAAGTCGGCGTCAATCCCCGTGCCGCCAGCCGTACTGATGCACTTGAGCGCGATCGGCGCGCGGTTCACATAGGCGTCCCGGATCGCCACGAAGTCCGCGTCCGCCTCGTTCTCGTTCATCTCCCACTCGATCGACAGCTTCCGCATGGTCGAGACGGAAAGCTCGAACTCCGAGCCTCGGGAAGAGATATCGCCCTCGCCGCGCTCGTCGGGGGCGTTCAGGTCGCGGACGTTCTTCATTTCCGTGGTGGCGGTGGCCCCGACAGGGCCGCGGTAGAGCTTGGCCAACAGTCCGATACGTGCCATGGATCCTCTCCCGTTAGGGTTTGACGGAGTCTTGCCACATCGCAGGCAGCTTGGGCAGTTCCTTGGACAACGCCGGGGCCATGTAGGGCCGGGCCTGGTAATTGGTCGAAACGATCTTCCGGGATCGCTTTCCACGCGGCACGCGGCGGAGCACGCGGGCCCCGTGCTCCAAGGTCCCCGAGGCCACGTCCCCGCCAACGCTCTGGCGGCGCAGGTACGCCGGCCCAATGACCACCGTCTTGGCCGCCGGGTCGTAGCCGAACCAGATGAACCGCTTCAGCGTCCCGGTGCGGTCCTTGGGCGGCTGCCCGGGCCGGGAAGGCCGCTTGCCGGGCCGGATCGAGTCCCGCGCCGTCTTGCGCACAAAGGCCCCGAACCGGGAAAGCACGCGCCGCGTGGCCCGGTCCACGGCACTCAGCACCTTCGCCGAGTCGAAGAACACGTCCTTGAACCCCTTGATATCCAGCTGCAACATCGAGCGGCCTCACGCCGGATGCAGATTGAGGAACCCCACCGTCACCAGGCTCGTGAACACCCGATGCTCGTCCAGGTGATCGACCGAGTAGATCGGCTCGTTACGCACGGTCACGGCCACCGAGGGCTCGTAGCCATCGGGCTGGAGCACCAGCCGGCGCACGTGGGCCTTGAGCTGCTCGACGAACGCCATCAGCCCGTCGGCCTCCTGGATCTCCTCGTCCCCGGTCTTGGTGAGCCGGGCCTGCACGGCCACGTCCAACGTGTAGTTGCCCTCGTCGTGCCCGCGGGTGGACGTCTCGGTGACGTCCGCCTTGGGCACCACGCTCACCAGCAGGCTCGCCAGATCTTCGAGAGTCGCCTTGGGCAAATACACCCGGCGGACCGTGAACGGCAGGCTGAACTCGCCTGCATGGGCCACCAATTCAGCCTTCAGGGCCTCGGCCAAGGAGATGATCATCGGTAGAATCACCTACTGCTTGCTTTGGACCAGCTTGGTGTGGATGCGAATCAGCCGCCGGTGGAGATCGGAGAACCGCCAGCAGGGGCCGTCCCCGGGCGACATCACCTCGTAGACGCACTCCGCCGGCCCGGCCTCGGGTCCGAACTCCTCGATCCGGTCGCCGGGCTTGGGCTCGCTCCCCACCTTGGCCCGGAACTCTTCCCACACCACGATGAAATCCCGCGACTCCAGCTCGGTCAGCACCCCGTCGCCCGTGTGCAGCTCGAACCTCGTCCGGCCCATCGTGGCCTGGAGGTTGACCGAGCCCCCGGACCAGCGATACACCACCTCGCTGGAGGCATGCTTCTGGAACATGCCCGCCAGCCAGTCGTCCGCCTGCTGCAAGAGGTTGGCCACGCTGAGCTCCCCTCAGACGCTTGGCTCACACCGTGCTCAGGGTGCAGCCGTCGTTGTAGGCCACCCGCCAGCGCTTGTTCGAACCGACCTCGATCGCGACTAGGAGGACCGAGTCCCCCGCGTCGTTCATGGTGATCGTGTTGTTGCCGGTCTGGTTCAGCAGCGTGGCGCAGGTGATGACGCAGTCGCCGGCGTCGGTCTTCATGGCCAGGCTGAGCATCTGACCGGCATAGGACGGGGCGGCCAGGGTCCGCGTCTGGGCCCCGGTGGTGACGATCGAGCAGTAGCCGCTTTCGGTCACGGGGATCGCGCCGCCGTTGCCCGGGTCCGCGATCACGTTGGACAACTCGTTGTGGATCGTGTTGGCCACGCTGGTGACGAGCACCTTGCGGGCGCTCACCGTCTCGTCCCCGGCGGCAGCCGCGGCGGCGGCGAAGCCGAAGAAGGGGTTGCTGTCGGCCGTAGTGGTGAGGGCCCCGGTCCCTGCGGTCCCGCCCTGGGGGTTGCCGTCGGCGTCCCAGTACAGTGCCGCGCCCTCGTTGATCTGGCCGTTCACCTTGACGACCTCGAAGAGCCCGTCGAGGTCCAACGCGCCGAGCTCATTGGCGGCGATCGGCCTGGCGGCCACGCCGATGAGGGAATTGAGCACCACGACCTGGCCCGCCGCGACGGCGCTGGACGGCGTGTAGTCGATCGCCGCCCCGCTGGCGACGCGTTTGGCTTGATACGCTTGAGACATGATCCTATCTCCGTAAGCTAGTGGTCACTGGACAGGCGGGGGCTGCGTTCACATCACCCCCGCACCGTGGTTACGCCTCGCCCTTGGCCTTCACGCCGGCCCGCGGGTCTTGAAGAGCACATCCCAGATCGTGATAACCTCTGAGCTGGATCCCCAAGACGTTGAAGTCCGCCTCGGCCGACTCGATCGTGGGGCTCTCCTGCCCGTTGAGGAACGCGACCTCGATCACCGGCAGGTCCCTCGGGTCGGCCAGCAGGTACCAGGCCTTGGACGAGTACCCCGTGTACTGGCTGTTGGACAGGTACCGGCTCACCTCCACGCGGAACTTCCCCTGGTGCGGGTTGGCGATCGGATACTTCGTGCTCGAGGTCGTGTCCCGCAGCTCCATCGACTTGTAGAGCTGCGTGCCGATCGCCGACAGCGCCGTGGGCACCAGCACGATCGACGGCATGATGCCGATCGGCTTGCCGTCCGAGTCCACCTGGTCCATGAAGGTGACCTCGGCCTTGGTCAGCCCGTCGATCGTCAACGTCGTGTCGGCGCCCTCCACGTAGTTCTTCGCGGCAGCCGTGAAGAAGGCGCTGTTATTCATGAAGGTCCGCCAGAAGACGTCGTTGATCTTGAGCCCCGAGCCCCGGCCCAGCTTTCTGGGCACCGTGGTGATGGCACCGAGGTCGTCGTTGATGATGTCCCGGCGATCGATCGACAGCACCAGGCCGTAGGTGTCGGCCTTGTTGGTGTACTGCTCGTTGCCCAGGGTACCGTGCTTGAGTTCCCCACCCGGGGCCACCTGCTCGTACTGGTCCTTGCCGATCAGCCGGTAGCTGGTCACGGTCTTGAAGTCGGAGACGTTGCGCACCGCGCAGATGTTCCTCCAGGTCCGCTCGACGGAGAAGAATCCCTCGAGGAGGAACTTATTGGCCACGTTGGAGAGGATTCCGCCGATGTCGATGGTCGAGAAGGCGGCCACCAGGTCGGGGCGGAAGGCGAAGCGGAGGACCTCGCGGCTGTCGCGGAAGTTGCGCCCGGTGTAGCCGTTGGCCCAGGCCGCCTCGAGCAAGAGCTCCTGCAGTCCGATGCCGCCACGGAAGCGGCGCGTGGCCGCTTCGAGGGTCGGCTCGTCGTGCAGCTTCTCGACACCATCCAGGCGGGAGGTGAGCATGCAGGCCGCCTCGAGCACGGCGCCGGAGACCGCGTCGCTGGAAACGCTGTGGATGGCCGGGGCCTTGGGGCGGCCTTGTCGAAGGATCTCCAGCTCGCAGCGGACCTTGTCCCAGCCCTCGCGGATGGCGCGGGCCTGGATCTCGGGGAACCGGCCCCCACAGTGCCTCTGGATCTCAGCGATCCGGTCGGCCTCGGCCGCGGCCTGGGCCCGGATCTGGGCCGCGGTGGGCTGGAGCGGCTCCGCAGCCCCAGCGCCCGGC